ACAGACACGGATTTGGAATACAAAGGCTTGACCTCAGACGAAAGTGGCCCCGAAGTGTTTGCGAAAAGTCAAAAATGGGGCACCATTTTTGCCGGTCGCGAACACCGGTTCCATAGGCGGTATTTTGAAGCCACCTATACCAGAGACAAGGGGTCAGCCGAATGAAGCTGATCCCTTGCTTTTATTTTGCTCGCCCTCCGCCGGAAGAAAATTCCGAATACAGTATTATTCTTCCGTTTCGACACATTCTGCATCGGGATTGCGTTACCATCATACGCAAAGGAGCGAGCCACAATGATACGGATTCGATTGTCCACTCTCCTCGGCGAAAGGAGATGGACACAGGCGGACCTCTCCAGAAGGACCGGTATCCGGGCGGCTACAATCAACGATCTTTACAATGAGTTCGCTGAACGGGTCAACCTGGAACACCTGGACAAGATCTGCGAAGTCCTCGGCTGCGAACTTGGAGAGTTGATTCAGCGCGAGAAAACCAAATAGCCACACAGAAAAAGACGCAGGCAGTCACGAAAGGCTGTCTGCGTCTTTTTTGCGTTTTAGAACCTATCTCCAGTGGGGAGCTGGAAATAGCAGACGAACTCTGCACCGAGAGCATCGGCAATTGCCTCAAGTTCGGCGGAATTGAATTTGCCCGTGTTCATCCTCTGATGAAACGCAGAGGGGGAAGTGCCAATTCTCCGCGCGAGTTCTGCCTCTGATATGCGGAGAGCAGCGCAGGCCGTCCGGATTTTGGTCGGAATGTCCATAGAATCACCTCATTTGACAATATACAGGAACGCCTTGAAACTGTCAAGAAAAATCTAAAAAAATTTAGGAAAAATTAAAGAAAATGCTTGACATTATAAAGGAAATCCTTTGTAATGAGTACAGAAAGCAAGAGAGAGGAGAACGCAAAATGAACTTCGAAGAAATCAAGGTGAAAGTGATCCAGCACCTTTGGAGAATGAACCAGCAAGCCGAACAGGGTGACGTCAACCGCAACCGCGTCAACTACGGAGCGGTTCAGGCGTACGGAGAAATCCTCCGGTTCATGGGCCACGACACCGAGCTCAACAACTGCTGGGAAAACGACAAGGGTTGCCTGGTGATCAACTCCGCAAAGATCGACGGCGAAGCGCTTCCCATCTAAAGGCTCCTAAAGGGTCGAGCCTTATCGGCCCTATCCCATCAAAAACACAACCAAGGAGGAATAACACATGAAATTCGCAGAGATCAACCGCAGATACACCAAGGCCGTTGCCGAGTGGCTGGCCAAGGGCTACACCATCAACACCGCGACTATGAGCGGCACGCAGGGCGAGCTTGCGAAGATCGACCTGACCGACGGCAAAGAGATCATCCGCGTGGTGATCGGGACCTTCGGCCAGCCCTGCACCCGGATCAACGGTAAGTATTACAGCCTGCAGGGCGTTGAGCTGATCGTGGGCCGCGTAACTGACCGCGTGACGCCGAACGTCCCGGACACCTGGCAGACCGTATGGAACGGGAACCTGGACGTTATTTCCCGCGAGGAGTTCTACGAGATCGGGCAGCGATACGACACGCACCGCAAGTGGTACGGCACCAAGGCCGAGGCCATGGCCCAGCAGGACAAAAACCGCGAGCGTGACGAGGCCAGACGGACGTCGAGCCGCATAGAGCTGCCGGAGGAGGCCAAGGAGGTAGTCCTGTCCTTTATCCGCCGCCAGCCCAAATGCAAGAGCGTGAAGATTGCGGACATCACCAAGGTTACCAAGGAATACCGGTATCACACAGAGGACGGCCACTTCCGCGATTACGCCAGATACACAGTCGTGGCCCGCGGCCAGACCTACAAGATGAAGTAAGGAGGATCAGATGATGAACAAATTCACCAACTCGATTTGGAATGGAGAGGTCACACTCACCCGCAACCGCATGTGGGATCGCGACACGGTCCGCCGAGCCTGCATTGCCAATCACCTGTACACAGAGGGCGATAACGAGGCCTACAACAAGATGCTCGACATGGTTGATAGCCGCGAGCCGACCACCAAGGCCATGTACCTTGTGGCCAAGGATATACAGGAGCACAGCGAGGATCAGACGATCACCAACGTGATGTTCATCCTGGAACGGGATGCCGTGATCACAACCTTCGAGATCGACGGCAGCGACAACATCTGAACGATAACCCGCCCCGGAGGTTACGAGGGCAGAAAGGACGAACAAAAATGCATGTTTGCACTTGCACTGTGACTGTCCGCTTCGATGACGATGATGTTATTGGGTGGCTCGTAGACAATGAGGCAATCACTGAAGAAGAAGCTGAATCCTACACCCCGACACAAGAACAGATCAGAGATTATGCGTGGGAGCTGATTGAACAGGATGACGGAGAATACGGAAGCATATCAGTAAGTTAAGCCGAAACGTTCCCCCGCAAGGGGGAACGTCCGCCGGAAAAGATAAAAAGGAAGTGTAAAATGCCAAAATTTATAGACTTAACGGGTCAGCGTTTTGGGAGACTGACAGTAATAAGCAAGAAAGAATACAGAGACAGTCGCCGGCCGAGGATCAAGTGGCATTGCGTGTGTGATTGCGGAAAAGAAGTTGACATTCTTGGAGCCAACCTCACATCTGGACATACGCAAAGCTGTGGATGCCTTAATAGCGAACTGACCACGGAAAGAAATTCTGAGATATTTGTAAAACACGCAGGTGCAGACACTCGGCTCTACAATGTATGGCGTGGAATGAAGAAAAGATGCAATAATCCACACTCAAAAGACTATGCTCGATATGGAGGCCGAGGCATTAAGGTTTGCCAAGAGTGGGAGCATGATTTTGGGGCGTTTCAACGGTGGTCAAAAGAAAATGGATATGACGAAAAGGCGCCTTTTGGGCAATGCACGATTGATCGAATAGATAACGACAAAGGCTACTCACCGGTAAATTGCCGATGGGTTACAAACGAAGAAAACCAGAAAAACAAGAGCCGCCGATGATGGCAGGCGAGAAAGGAGAGATTATGTACAGAGACCTTGTAGGAGATCCGGAGCGGATTACAGCCGGCGGGAAAGAATGGTGGCTGCAGCAGTTTTGCCGCGTGGACGGTACGCTGAAAGCGGTCCGCCTGTATGATGCTGATGGGGAGTTTGTCGGAGAGTTCCAGAGCGTCGAGGAGGCCGTGAGCGCCGCCGAGGGGAATTTGGGAGAAAACAATAGAGAATAACGAGAACGCCGCAAAGCGGGCCTACGCAACATTGCAACGGCCTTTTACGCCGCGTCACTTGCTATCGCCCACAAAGTGTGGTAATGATAGACTCGCAATCCGTATCAGGGAGCACCCGGTCGCCGCCGGGTGCTTTCCATTTTGGCCGCTCCTTTGAGTACGTCGCAGAAAGCCTGCGACCAAAGAAGGAGCGTTTTTTATGCAGATCATAGAGCGGCGGATTTCGGACATAAAGCCGTATGAAAAGAATCCGCGCCGCAACGACGCGGCCGTGGAGTACGTCGCAGAAAGCCTGCGGCAATTTGGCTGGAAACAGCCGATCGTCATTGACAAAGACGGCGTCATCATTGCGGGACATACCAGGTACAAGGCTGCGCTGTCTCTCGGCATGGAGACTGCCCCGTGCCTGATCGCGGACGACCTCACGCCGGAGCAGGTGAAGGCGTACAGACTGGCCGACAACAAGGTCGCCGAGGCTTCCGAGTGGGACATGGAACTGTTGGACGCGGAGCTTGCCGAAATCATGGACGCCCTGCCGGAGTTTGATATGGCGGACTTCGGTTTTGACCTGGACGACGTTTCGCCCGATGAACAAACAGAGGCCGCGGAGGACGATTACGACGCGCAACCGCCCGCGGAGCCGAAGACAAAACGAGGCGATGTATATCAGCTCGGGAGGCATCGTCTGATGTGCGGTGACAGCACAAATGAAGAGGATATGTGCAAGCTGATGAACGGACAGTTTGCCGATATGGTTTTCACAGATCCGCCTTACGGAGTTGCCATCGGGAACAAAAACAAAGCGCTTAATGCCGTCCAGAAGGCTGGACGGCATACTGAAAACATCTTGGGCGACACAATGACAGAGGCGGGCCTGTACAGCATGCTTAAGGCAGCGTTTGTCAACGTCCGGAAGGCATGTGCTGATGATGCTGTGTATTTCGTCACCAGCCCGCAGGGCGGAAGCCTCGGCCTGATGATGATGATGATGATGCGCGACGCGGGGCTGGAAGTGCGTCACGTACTTATGTGGGAGAAGAACTCTGCGACGTTTTCAATAGGGCGGCTCGACTACGATTATCAGCACGAGCCCATTTTTTATACATGGACAAAATCGCACCACAATTACCGTGGGGGCGAATACCGCACAACGATCTGGAAATATGACAAGCCGAGAAAAGCCGATCTTCACCCGACAATGAAGCCGGTAAAACTGGTGGCTAACGCCATGCTCGATGGGACTAAAGAAAATATGATTGTGCTCGACGCTTTCGGCGGGTCCGGCACGACGATGATCGCTGCAGAGCAGTTGGGGCGGAACTGTTACATGATGGAACTCGAACCGCGATACTGCGATGTGATCGTCGACCGATGGGAAAGGCTCACCGGAGAAAAAGCGGTCCTTATTCAATAACCGATTCGCGCGAGTTTCATGCTCATGCCTCCTTTCCAATGACAATGCCTCACGACGGCTGTGCGGAGTTCGGACCGCATTGGGCTGCAACAAACCGCCGGTGAAAGTCCGGACTTCCGAGAGGGGGACGCTGGCATGGAAACGATAGAGAAGATCCCGGTATACATCAAAATCGTAAACGGGAAAACCGTCTGCGTATGCCATGCCGGCGCTCGGAAGTGCAAAGACCCATCATGCACACGGGATGTAGTGACACGGGACAAATTCATCGGATGGAGACAGACGATGTACCGAGACAAATTCGGGAGGTGAGGACTTGGCAGGAGAAGAAAACCTCAGACCGGTTCAGACCAAGGAAGAAGCAAGGGAGAGAGGCAGAGCCGGCGGCATTGCGTCCGGGGAAGCCAGGAGAGCCCGAAAAACCATGCGGGCAGAGCTGGAAGCCATGCTCACCATGACCGTGAAGGACAAGGCCGGGAAAGATACCGGCAGGACGTTTCAGAGCGCCATCACCGCTGCATTGATAGCCAAAGCAGCCAAAGGCGACACGAAGGCATACGAGCTGATCCGGGATACCATCGGAGAGAAACCGGCAGAACGGATCACGCTTGCGCAAATCGACCAGGAGGCCATCGACAAGGTTGAAAAGATGGTGATGGGGCGTGACAAGTGAAGACGCCGTCCGCTTCCTCACTGAACGCCCGGTAGAATTCGCCTGGGCCCTGGGCTTTGACAAACTGGGCGAGCTGCACAACGAGTGGATCAGGAGCATGGTCAGCGGAGAAGATGACGAAACGCTGCAGTCACACCGAGGCTCTTATAAAACGACGTGCGTCACGGTGGCTTTGTCGCTGATATTCATTCTGCTGCCGAACATCCGCACGCTGTTCATGCGGAAGACCGACACGGACACGCGGGAAGTCATAGCTCAAGTGAAGAACATCCTGGAGCATCCGATCACGCGGCGCTTTGTACAGATCATCTGGGGCGTGGACATGCTGTTCACCAAGGACAGCTCCATGGAGGTATCGTCAAACCTCTGCAACGACGTGCGAGGCACGGCGCAGCTGACGGCCATCGGCGCCAAGAGCTCCCTGACCGGCAAACACTTCGACCGGATCTTCACAGACGATATCGTCAACCTGGAGGACCGGCGATCCAGAGCGGAGCGCGAACGGACGAAAGCGACATACCAAGAGCTGCAAAACCTCCGAAACCGGGGCGGCAGGATCTACAACACCGGGACGCCGTGGCACAAGGACGACGCCTTCGCCATCATGCCGCCGGCGAAGCGGTACGACTGCTATTCCACGGGGCTGATCTCCAAGGAGGAGCTGGACGATCTGCGGCTGCGGATGGAGAAAGCTTTGTTCGCAGCCAACTACGAACTGCGGCATATCGCCTCCGACGACGTGCTGTTTCCCGAGCCGATCACGGGCGCCGATCCCGCGCTGGTGGAACAGGGAATCGCCCACGTGGATGCTGCCTACGGCGGATCGGACGGCACAGCCTTCACGATCTGCAGGAAGGCCGAGGGGAAGTATTACATCCTGGGGAAGCTGTGGCATAAGCACGTGGACAGTTGCATCACAGAGATCACGGCGCTACGGGCCGCGTCCAACGCCGGGAAGATCTACTGCGAGGACAACGGCGACAAGGGGTATCTGGCAAAGGACCTGAGAGCCAAAGGGGAACGGGTAGTCAGATACCACGAAGACATGAATAAGTACATAAAGATCACGTCCTACCTCAAATCAGTGTGGCCGGACGTGATCTTTGTTTCCGGGACGGACCCGGAATATATCGACCAGATCTGCGACTACAACGAGAACGCCGAACACGACGACGCACCCGACAGCGCCGCGTCGACCGTACGTGTGCTGTGGAATCAGAAATCCTCCGGCACGGGGAAATACCAGTCCATTTTGGGATAAAGGAGAGTGACGCCGTTGATATTGACGTATGAAGACCTTGTTGCCTGCGGCGAAGATGAAGTAGCCCGCAAGCGGTTTATCCTGCGTGCGATCCAGCAGCACAAGGTCAGTCCGGAGTATCTGACTGCCGTTGATGCGCAGCTCTATTACGACGGGGAAAACCCCACCATCAACAAATACGAGAAGATTATCTATGACATGAAGGGCCTGGCCCACCGTGATATGTGGACGGCCAATCACAAGATCGCCTCGCAGGTCTTCCAGTATGTCATAGATCAGGAAGTGTCCTACCTGCTGGGAAACGGCGTGCGCTTTGCCAAATCCGAAACGAAGGACGCCCTGGGAAAAACCTTCGATGAAGACATGCAGGACGCTTTGGAATACGCACGGATCGCCGGTGCGTCGTTCGTGTTTTTCAACATGGACCGGCTGTACGTTTTCAAGCTCACTGAATTTGTTCCGCTCTACAGCGAGGAAAACGGCGCGCTTATGGCAGGTGTCCGCTTCTGGAAGATGGACAAAAACAAGCCGCTGCGCGCTTCGCTCTATGAATTGGACGGCTACACCGATTACATCCAGCGCAAGGGGAAGTCACTGGAACTCCTCAACGAAAAACGACCGTATATCGAAACTGTAACGACCAGCGAGGCCGACGGCAGCACGATAACGGACGGCACCAACTATGCGGGCTTTCCCATCGTCCCGATGTATGCCAACAAGCAGCACAAGAGCGCACTGAACGGAAAGCGGAATACCGTCGACGCCTTTGACCTGATAACCTCGAACATGGTCAACAACTGCGACGAGGGCAACCTGATCTATTGGGTGCTCACCAACTGCGGCGGCATGGATGACGAGGACGACATGAAATTCGTCGAGCGTCTGAAAACAATCCATGTGGCCCACGCAGACGGAGATAGCGGCGCGGGCGCCGAGGCCCACACCGTAGATGCGCCCATTGAAGGATCCAAGGTCACGAAGGAAGAGCTGCACGATCAGCTGTATGATGACTTCCAGGCGTTTGACGCCAAGAGCATGGCTGCGGGAGATCTGAGCGCCACGGCCATTTCCGCCGGGTATACCAGGCTGGATATGAAGTGCGACAAGATCGAGCGGCAGGTAACCAGGTGCATAACCGCTATCCTGGAACTGGCCGGAATAGACGATGCTCCCACTTACGTCCGGAACAAGATCATCAACCGGGCAGAGGAGGTGCAGATCGCCGTGATGGAGGCGCAATACCTCCCGGAGGACTACACCTTAAAGCGCCTGCTGACCATAAACGGCGATATCGACATGTACGACGATGTCGCCAAGCAGATGGACGAAGAAAGCTCCCGTCGGATCAAAGAGCTGGAAGATCAGCTCGACGATATTAGCACAGGCAACGACACAGATACTCCGGCACAGAACAACGCCGGTGTCAAGGAGGAATAACTACATGAAAAACGCGGTTACCTGGACAAAGGTTGAAAAAATCGGAGAGAAGGTCTATGCAGAAGGGCACTGCAGTTCTGACCTCACCGACAAGCCGACGGTGATCTACAACGAGAACGGCTTCGGCCAGTTTCCGCTTGCCGAGGGCTCGAAGATCTGCGAGAGCGACACCGGCGACATGTATTTTTACAGCGAGACCAGCGGCTGGGCCTTCATGTTTTCCTTTAAGCAGGAGTGAGGAGGGATCCCCATGTTCGATTCATGGTTCCCGAAAGGCTACTCCACGCTTGAACAGTTGATGTGGCTGCACAGGATGCTCAAAGCCGGCGCGGCTATTGTGTGGACCAAGGTCACCGGCACGTCGCCGCTATCACTCCCTGATGCGCTCGCCAAGCCGATCCGCTCTCTCGTGCAGTACGGCAAATGCACCACCGTTGACGGTGACATCTACTGCAACAATGGCAAACTGGTAGCCACCGACGACGAATTGCCCGCAGGGTATAAGCGGCTGCTGGGCATCACGTTTGACGGCAGTTTCAGATACGAAACCGGCGAGTACATGACCGGCGCCGATGACGTCACCATGACGCTCGACAACCTCTCGGCAAGCGGCAAAAATGTATTCGGTAGCTACAACGGCGCAAACGATAAGAACTTCAGCCTGTACATCTACGGGAGCAGTACATCTGGCTCATATTTCCGCTATGGTGACCAGCTCAAAAGACCCAAATATGGTGGTACGGGCAAACGAACTATCACATTCGGCAAGAGCGGCACAACGGGCTTCGCCGATGATTCTGAGGTTACGCCAGACGAATTTACCACCCCGGCGAATACCTACATCGGTATGCTCCCCAATTCTTCGTCTGCCGCCTTTACGGGCGATATTGTCGGTAGCATCCTCGTCAGTAATCGGCTTGAGTGGATTCCTTGTGAACGGGAATCGGATGGCGTTATCGGCTACTATGAGAAGTACAACAGGAACTTCATCGCCCCGACCGGGAGCGGTACGCCTGTCAGCCTTGGCTATGACACATCCCATCTGAACGTCCTGTCCGTTGACGGCACACCCGAAGTCCTCACCATCGGCACACAGACCGCCACCGTGCAGAATCTGTTTGAGGCTGGTGGCGTGGCGGACGAGCAGGACATCATCAGCGGCGTGGTCACCCGGAGAGTGGAGGTTACGGTAGCTGGTGGAGTAATCAGTATCACCGCACTTGCAACGCCCGTCACCGAGCACGTCACGCCGCAGCCCCTGTCCACCGTCGAGGGTGACAACACCCTCTCTTGGACAGCCGAAGTGAGCGGCACGGTCAAGGAAGTGGAGTACGCCTACGAAGCTCCGAGCTTTGAATGGAAAACGGCATCCGGGGCAGTTGTCAATGTTAATGACGCAATCGCAGGAGAGGTCGGTGCGCTGACGGTCGGCATCAACCCGGTGCAGAACCTCAACGGCTACGACAAGCCGTGGCCCCCCGGAGGTGGAGTCAATCTGACAGACTACTCAACCCCGTATGTCGGTGAAATTGGCGTGACGAAGCAAGTGGTGCTGTTTGACCTCACTTTGCCAGCAGGAACATACACGTTTTCAGCTAAACAAAGCGTGGAAATCCCGACAAGCGTCCGTAACTGCCTGATATACAGCGTCACCGGTGGCACGAGCTGGACGAATGAAACCGCCGCGCAGAATTTCAACCCGGCGGATCTGCGGCATAAACTCACGTTTACACTGGCAGAAACCACAACCGTTAAATTTGGCTACTGGAATAGAAACCCGTCTGTATCTGCAATCTTTACGGAATGGCAGGTCGAAGCAGGAGAGTCCTTTACCGCTTTTGCACCATTTTCAAATATCTGCCCCATAACAGGTCACAGCACGGTTGACGTTTGGGTTGAAGCCACGTATGACCCCACTGCCGTCCCGACCGTTGCTGTCCCCCTTGGCGGCACATACTACGGAGGCACACTGGACGTACTGACCGGAGAGCTGACGGTGACGCTGGGCGCAGTTGACCTTGGCTCTCTCAACTGGTCGTTCAGCTCTTCGGAAAACAGGGCGTATACCGCGAAGTCGGATATGAAAAATCCTGTGGCAGGGTGGAATAAGATTTTTACCGCATGTTCCGCATATGCAATCGCACAAATCGGAAATGCGACCCCAACGGAAGGCATCGGCGCAAACGGAACCACCCTATATATGCGCGACACCCGGTTTTCGTCCGCCGAAGAGTATAAAGCCGGGACATCGGGTGTGCTGTTCGTCTACGAGCTTGCCACTCCGCAGACCATCCAACTCACCCCGGCACAAGTTTCCACTCTGCTGGGCACAAATGTCATTTGGGCATCGGGGAACGGCGAGGTCAGCGTGACGTACAGAGCGGAGGCGAGCGAATGAAAAAGATTGTATGTATCCTGCTCTTTGTCCTCCTGCTGACCGCCACAGTCTACGCCCTTCCGAGCGTTTACGAAATCCCGGCAACTGTAAACTATCCCGTGGACTGTTGGGGAGTGTGGCAAGTTCCGTGCATCGGCACACGCTCCCCACTGTACACCTCACCCGGCGTGGGACAGGACGTTATAGACGCTGAAAATTCCGCACTCATCTACAAATACGGCAACGGGTACGCCATCATCGACCATGCCGGGAGCGAAATGAACAGCGGTCACATTTGGGCTGTGGAGGAAATGCAGGTCGGGTGCGGCGGCTTCTTGTGCCGTGAGGGAAAACCCGAAAAGTGCTACGAATGTACGGCAATATACCTCGCACAGCAGAACGTCAATGGTTACTGGTTTCACGGGAAAAAGATTGTCCCGGATGCAAACGCCATTATTTGCGTATCCTGCACCGACACGGACGGATGGGTGTATGTGGCGTACTTTGAGTTTGTGGGCGATATGCCTTGATGATTTAAGCACCCGGAAGGGTGCTTTTTCATACCCCAAGTTAAGGCGGTGGTGACGCAATGGCAGACCGAGGCCACGAGCTGACAGACAAGATACTGGAACGCATGGAGGCTGAGGTTGCAAAGGAATACGCCAAAGCCTCCCGCGATATGCAGAAGAAACTCCGCAAGTATCTGGATCAGTTCAGCGCGGGAATGTCTGAGCAGAAAAAGCTCCTTGATGCCGGAGAGATCTCCGAGAAGGAGTACAAAGACTGGGTGTATCGGCACACCATGATGGGTAAACGCTGGGAGGCCATGCGCGACACACTCGCGGAGGATTTGCAGCACGCGAACGAGATATCGCTGCGGATCGCGAAGGGTCGAATGGCTGACGTGTACTGCCTCAATGCTGACTTCGCCACCTATGAGATCGAGCACGGAGGCCGCATCAACACAGGATATACCCTTTACAATCACGACGCTGCAGAGCGCCTGCTCCGCTCGCCTCAAAAGATGATGCCGGGACCCGGTAAACGCAGGGCCGCCGAGATCGCACGGGATCGGACGATGCAGTGGAATCAGCGCAGGATCCAGTCTGCAGTGCTTCAAGGCATCATGCAGGGTGAGAGTCCTTACGATGTCGCGGCGCGCTTACGCGGCGTTGCAACGATGAATTTCAACGATTCTGTGCGCTATGCCCGCACGATGACTACAAACGCCCAGAACGCAGGCCGGTACGACAGTTTCCGGAGAGCCGACGATCTGGGCGTTGAGCTTGTAATCGAGTGGCAGGCAACGCTTGACGACCGCACCAGGCACGAGCACCGCATGATGCACGGGCAGCGCCGGGCGGTGGACGAACCGTTTGTCGTGGACGGTGTGGAGATCCTTTATCCCGGACAGAGCTCGGGACCCGGATCATCTGATATCCCGCAGTCCATGATCTGGAACTGCCGGTGTACGCTGCTGGCCTGGGTCAAGGGCTTTGAGGGCAGCACCGTCACGAGCAGCCCCAAAATGGGCAGCATGGGCTTCGATGAATGGAGGGATGCACATGGCTGACGTTAGATTCACCGACAACTCTGATGACGCGATATCGGAAATGCGGGAAGCCATACAGGCAGCCCTTGAAGCCGTAGGCCAGCAGGCCGTCAGCTATGCAAAGAGCAACATTACCGAGGCGGGCCGTGTAGATACGGGCGCACTGCGGAACAGCATAAGTCACCTGGTCGACATGGGCGAGGAAGCGGTCTATATCGGCACCAACCAGGAATACGCCGTATTCAACGAGCTTGGTACCGGCATATATCTGGATGGCGGCGGCGGAAGACAAACGCCCTGGTCATATCAGGACGCGAAAGGCAACTGGCACCGCACAAGCGGCATGCCGCCGACCCACTTCCTCAAAAGGGCCGCGCAGGATCACGCCGACGAATACGCAGCTATTGCCGAGCAGGTAATAAAATCGCATCAATAAAAGAAATAACCGCGGGAGACCGCGGTTTTTTCATATCAATCTGTGGGCAAAGAACAGCCCCCGAAGAAAAGGAGATTGTGTCATGGCACTTACCCGTAAATTTCTTGCAGCTCTCGGCATCGATGAGAGCAAGATCGAATCTATTATCGATGCGCACACCGAAACGGTGGATGCCCTCAAAGGAGAGAGGGACCGTTACAAAGCCGACGCCGAAAAGCTCCCCGAGGTACAGAAGGAGCTCGACAAGGCCAAGGCAGCCGCGAAGGACAGCGGTGAGTATGACCGCCTAAAAAAGGAATATGAGGACTACAAGGCCGAGGTTGCCAACAAGGAAACGCTGGCGAACAAAAAGGCCGCATTCCGGAAAGTGGCAAAGGACGCCGGTCTGACTGACACCGGCATCGAGAAGGCCGCGAAGTATCAGGACTACAGCGCGATCGAGCTTGACGAGAAGGGCGAGATCAAGAACGCCAAAGATCTGATGAAGTCCATTAAGGACGAATGGCCCGAGCACGTCGCCACTTCCGAGAAAAAGGGCGCGGTGACACCTACTCCGCCTGCCGGATCGACCGGAGGAAGCGAGCCCGGTAAGTATTCCGATATTCGCGGGATGACCGCGAAATGGCACGCTTCCAAATATGGCGAAGCGCCCAAAACCGGCGCCGATAACGGCGCTCAGAATAACTGAGAAAGGATAAATTTACCATGTCTTTCACCATCAACAAGACCGGCCTCGGTTATGCTCCCGGCTTTTTCCTGGCCGAGGCTGACTGCAGCCGCGAGACCCGCACCATTGCGCAGAACCACGCCCAGGTCGTAACCGCCGGCAATGCCAAGCACGTGCCTATGGGCGCGTTCTGGCCTGCCAACGATTCCAGCACCGTCAAGGGCATCGTCTACGAGGACGTTGACGTTACCTCCGGCGCTATGCCCGGTTCCGTGGTGACCAAGGGCGTCGTGTATCTGGATCGGCTGCCCGCTTCTCCCGAGAGCGGCGTACAGGCCGCCCTTGAGGCCCTGGGCTTCAAGTTCTACGCCACCGCTCCCGCTGCGACCCGGCCTGTCAGCTTTGACAAGAGCGAGCTGGGCACTATCACCGTGGCCTCTACCGCCGGTTCCGGCTCCGGCAAGACCGACGTGGCCGTTTCCGGCTATACCCCCGGCGCGGGCGAACGTTACGCCTACAAGATCGCTGCTGCTGCGCCCGCTGCCTGGCTGGGCATGCAGATCGACAACACCTGGACCGTCGCCACGTTCCCGCTGGACGAGCTGGCTGCCACTACCGGCCAGTATATCACCGTGGTTTCCGTTGACAGCACCGGCGCTGTCGTGGCTGCCGGCTCCGACGATATCACGGCCAAGGCCTGACCCGGACAGAAAAAACAAAGGAGGAATAAAATATGCCTTCCATCGACACTTTTGAAAACGGCATTTTCGGCATGATCCCCGCCGAAGCCTGGATGCAGGTCGGCTTTGACGTGTACCGCCCCGATGATCCCGTGGATCAGCTGCTGGGCGATATCCGCACCGATAACATCATGGCCTACTGGGAGAGCATGGCTGCGCAGTACGGCGTGCCCGTCATGGCGCAGTTCCACGCATTCGACACCGAGGCGCAGAAGACGCTGCGCACCCCGATCGACGCGCACAACATCGAGAAGGGCCTGATCAAGGTCAAGATCGACCAGAGCGAGCGGCTGCGCGCGCTCATGGACCGCGGCGTCACCCGCCAGAGCGCCCTCGTCGAGCGCGTGCTCAACGACGGCTACAACCTGGCCGAGCAGGTGTTCACCCGCTCCAAGGTCGCCAAAAACGAGGTCCTTGCCACTGGCAAAGTGACCATCAAGGAGAACAACCTGGACATCACCGTGGACTACGGCGTGCCCGCCGGCAACCTCGCCAAAGAGCTGGATTTCGGCGCCGGCGCTTCCGTGCCCCTGGATGAACAGATCCTGGAAATGCTCTCCGCTGCCCGCGCCGCCGGCGTTCTGCTGAACGGCATCTACTGCGGCTCCGCCGCCCTGGCCAAGCTGCGCAAGAACGCCAACATCCAGAAGGCGATCAACGGCGCGAACATGGTGGGCCAGCTCGTGAAGATGGCCGACCTGCGGGCCTACCTGTCCGAGGAATTCAGCATCAACCGCATCCTCGTGAACGATGGCACCTACTCCGAGCCTCTTACCATGGGCAGCGACGGCCGGCCCGTTGTGACCTCTCACCGCTACTACCCCAACAACAGGATCACCTTCTTCTCCGGCGCCGGTACCATCGGCGACGGTCTGTGGGGCGATCCTCCCGAGGTCAGCGCCGCGCAGTTCTCCGACATGGAAGTGGGCGGCTCCGAGGTCAGCCCCTTCGTGTTCGTGTCTCAGTACGCCGAACATGATCCTGCCGTCACCTGGACCAAGGCCTCCGCTCTGTTCATGCCCGCTCTGTACAACCCCTCCGGGCTGTACGTGGCCAGCATCCAGGAGACCCCGGCTGCTGCGGGCTGATGGCTCCGCGCAGGAACTACACCGTAGCCGCAAAGACCGGGCTGAACGTTCGTAAAGCGCCGTCCAAGTCTGCGCCTGTGCTGCGTGTGCTTACGCCCGGAACAAAGGTGACAGTGATAAACGCCGCCGAGACCCCGGAGGGCTGGAAAGCCCTTCGGGACGGCGGCTTTGTCATGTCCGAATACCTGAAATAAGAAAGGGGCGGTGATATGCTCACCGAGCTTTGTCAGGAACTGCATAACTGGTTTGACAGGGAGCGGTACACCGGCACGTTCACCATTGAGGGCGGCAATATCACCGCCGACTTTCTGCGGGAGGGTCAATACTTCCGCATCATAGGCAGCATTTTCAGCGACGGGGTACACCAGTATCCCGCTGATGATCTTCCCGACGAAACTTTTGATGGCGCCGTGTGGGCGCTGGCGATCCCCGCGCCTGTCATTAAACTGGCCACTGAGATAGCCGCATGGCAGGCCAAGTACGAGAACGCCAACAGCCCGGCCATGTCGCCCTACAACTCCGAGAGTTTCGGCGGTTACTCCTATGCAAAGAGCGGGGCCGGCGCCGCGTCGGCATCCGGTGCTACCGGCTGGCGCGGTGCCTTCCGGTCCCAGCTCAACCGGTGGAGGAAGCTGTGATGGGTCTGCTGGATGAAGCTATGGAGCCGTTTGTCATGATGGACAAAACCACCGTAAAGGACGAATACGGCTCGTTTACCCGCGTGTGGACGGAGGGCGCCGAATTCAAGGCCGCCGCCGTCAAGGATAACTCCATGCAGGCCAGGATCGCCGGGGTGCAGGGCGTGACCGCGCTTTACACGGTCACCACACCCAGGTCCATTCACCTGGAATACCACGATGTTTTCAAGCGCAGATCTGACGGTAAGATCTTCCGCGCAACCTCTGACGGCGACGATAAAGCCACACCCATGTCCGCATCATTGGACATGCGGCAGGTTACGGCGGAAGAGTGGACGCTCACAAGCTAAGGGGGCCGGATCATGGATAAAGCACAGGCTTTGCATGCGTTCTGGTCCTCCTTTTCGTGGGAGGCCATAGACGAGCAGAGCGCGTATGACACTCAAACAATGGAGGCCCTGGGCAGCCCGGATCGGTACATCACTTACGAGGTCGCAACGGGAAGCCTGGGGGAGCCGATTTCTCTTTCGGCTTCTCTCTGGCATCACTCAACCTCCTGGGCTGTCATTTCCCAAAAGGCCGACGAGATCGCGGCTTATATCGGCTTCGGCGGACGGATACTACCCGTTGACGGCGGGTATCTGTGGATCAAGCTCGGCAGTACATTTTCCCAGCGCATGCCGGACGAAGGCGAGCGGGATTTCCGCCGTATCCTGCTTAATATCGCCGTGGACTTTCTCACGGCCATTTAACGAAAGGAATGATAAACAATGGGTATCTTTACTCGGATCGCCTCTGATGCATTCGACGCTCTGCAGATCGACGCCGGCGTGCTGCTGACCACCTTTGACCCGCTGAACCCCTATGTCACGCCCACCGACGAGCAGATCGTCGCCACCACCACCGGCGGCATCAACCCCACCTGCACCGCCACCTTCTCTGACTTCGGCGAGGACGTCGACAACGTCCCGAACAATATGATGGAGTTCAAGCACCTGGACGGCTGGGACTGCTCCATGGGCTTTACGTCCATCAAGTTCAACGCCTCCAATACCGTGTGGGCGCTCGGTGCTGCGGATCAGACCACGCTCTCCAACGGCGTGAAAAAGATCGTGCCCCGGCGCAACCTGGAACAGACCGACTTTGCTGACCTTTGGTGGGTCGGTGACAAGGCTGACGGCGGCGCCTATGCCGTGCGGCTGATCAACGCACTGTCCACCGGCGGCCTGAACATCCAGACCACCAAGAACGGCAAGGGCACCATGCAGCAGACCATTTCCGGCCATGTCTCCATCTACGACCAGGACACCATGCCTATGGAGTTCTACGAGATCCCCGCTGAGACGGCCAGCAGCGCCTTCCCGGTCAAGAACAACCTGACCCATGCCACCAACTCCAACAGCGCTGCATCCGTCACCAAGGGCGCCAGCTACTCCGCCACGATCGCCGCCGCCTCCACCTATGAGCTAAACGAAGTATCCGTTGCTATGGGCGGCATCGACATCACGGAACTGGTCTACAACTCTTCCACCGGCGCGATCTCCATTGCTGCCGTCACCGGCGCGCTGATGATCTCCGCCGTCGCCGTAAAGGAGACCTGATATGGCGCTGAAAGACCTGTCAACCAATGACGCAGCTGACGTGCTCGTACAGATCTCTCCGCTGATTGGCAACATCACCAGCGACGAGAAGCTTATGGAGTGCATCGGCAAGGCGTATAACTATGACAATACGGAGGAGCTCACTGAGGTGGGGCGGTATGCGAAGGCTATGTCCCGTATATCCGACTGCATCCCCGTGCTTCTGGTCGACCACCGATCCGATGTATTCGGCATCGTGGCCGCCGTGAAGCGCAAGGAGATCGAAGAGGTCGCCGGACAGTCCATTGTGCAGACCATAAGCGATCTGAAAGAGATCGTGGAAGATGAGGATCTGCGCAGTTTTTTCTCTGTGTTCGTCTCTTAGGGGCAGACGAGACCATAAACATCATTTGCGCGCTGCCGCCGATGCGGGTCAGGGGCTACCTGGCCGCGATACCGGCGACGGCGCGCAAATTCCATGAAGACAAGCAATTCCGCAACTACGTGCGGGATGCTCTTATGTCCATTGCTTCAAACACTGCGACGTATGTGTTCCCTGACGGTGTAATCGTTGAATACGGCTACAAAATGAGTGAATCGCGCAGTGATCAACCGGCGGCAGAGCCGGAAGATGACCGGCCTTGCAGGGAAGTGGTTGACGATATGTGGGCGAGGATTCGAGGTGACAGCGTATGAATGTATTTGATCTTGCCGCAAAAATAACTCTGGACCAGAGCGATTACGACAAGGGCTTGAAGACCGCCGGCAGCAACATGGAGGGCTTCGGCGCGAAGCTGAAAGCCGGACTCGGCACTGCGGCGAAAATAGGCGCCGCTGCGGTTGCCGCCGTAGGAGCCGCAGGCGCTGCACTGACAAAGACCATCCTGGACGGTGCCTCGAAGACCGCAGCCTACGGCGACAATATCGACAAGATGTCCCAGAAGATGGGTATATCCGCTAAGGCCTACCAGGAATGGGACGCCATCCTGCAGCATTCGGGATCCAGCATTGACGGCATGCAGCGCGGCATGATGACGCTTTCCAATGCTGCGGTAAAGGGATCCGAAGCTTTCCAGAAGCTGGGTATATCCCAGGAAGAAGTGGCGTCCATGAGCCAGGAGGACCTTTTCGCTGCGGTCATCAAGGGACTCCAGGGCATGGAAGAGGGCGCCGAGCGCACCGCTCTTGCACAGGAGCTGCTGGGCGGCGCGGCAAAAGAGCTGGGGCCGTTGCTGAACACTTCGGCCGAGGACACGGAAAAGATGCGCCAGGCCGTGCACGACCTCGGCGGCGTCATGTCCGATGAGGCGGTAAAGGCGTCCGCTGCATACCAGGACAGTTTGCAGGATATGCAGACCGCTTTCAACGGCATGAAAACGAAACTGTTCACGTCATTCATGCCGGGAATCACGACTGTCATGGACGGCCTGAAAGAGATCTTTTCGGGCAACAGTGACAAAGGCGTGGGCCTTATCAAGAAGGGCATGGACAACATCGGGAAGACCATCAAGACCGAACTCCCGAAGATCATCAGCGTTGCAAAAAGCCTTATGAAGACGCTCGGCCAGGTCTTTATCGAGAATCTGCCGATCATCATTGAGGCCGGCACGGAGATCCTTGTCTCCCTTGTGGTTGGCATTGTCGAGGCCCTGCCTCAGCTGGTCGCAATGATCCCGCAGATAATCTCAACCATCTGGAACGCCCTGAAAGAGAGCTGGCCACAGCTCAAAGAAGCGGGTATACAGCTTCTTTCCATGATTATGGTCGGCATGTCCGACGGCCTCGCCGCCGGCCTTGGGGCCATTGTGAAGCTGGTAACAAAGCTGTGGGACAAGGTAAAGACCTCGACTGTGAAAAAGTGGGATGATATCAAATCCTCCGTTTCCAGTAAGTGGGATGATATTAAGTCCAATGTCGCGGCGAAAATCGACCTTATCAAAGGTACGGTGGCCGCGAAGTGGGAATCTGTAAAAGCGACTGTAACGTCAAAAGTTGAGGGTATCAAGACCAAAGCGGTAGAAATCTTCAACAAGATGAAAGAGCCTATCAGTAAGGCCATCGATAAAGTCAAAGAAGTATTTGATTTTGAGTGGTCTTTGCCGCAGATAAAACTGCCGCACTTCAAAGTTTCTGGTGGCGAGCCTCCATATGGCTGGATGGGGCAAGGGACCTTTCCGAGCATTTCAGTTGAATGGTACAGAAAGGCTTACGATAACCCGTTTCTGTTTACCAAGCCCACGGTAATGATGAGGGGCTTTGGTGACGGTGACGGCGCGGAGATCGTGTATGGCCACGAAAACCTCATGAACGATATCCGCAAGGCCGTTGGAGCGGGAGCTACCCACATAACGATCAACGTCTATCCGTCTGCCGGTATGGACGAGACAAGCCTTGCCAGAAAGATAGAGCGGATAATCGTCGGTGAGCAGAAAAAGAGGGGTGCTGCTTATGCCTGATTCTTTCTCTTTTGGGAACATCAAAACATCTGATTATGGCATTATGGCGTTCCCTCCGACAGTCATCGAAGGGCCGGAGAGGGCGTATGAGTATACGCCCATTCCCGGGCGAAGCGGAGATCTGATAATCCATGACCGCCGCATCAACAACTCCATCGTCAACTATGGGTGCATTTTCTGCCCGAATGACAACGGGATGTACGGTAACTATACAAGCCTCGAAGAAGCGGTCACAGCGTTTCACAGCGGCTTACTTAGTCAGGCGGGATACTTCGACCTGTCCGACACGTTCAACCCGTCATATTTCCGCAAAGCATCTTTCCCCGGCCCACTCGAAATTACGTATTCCAACGACAAGCGGCTGGCAAAGTGTGTCGTTTCGTTCAACTGCAAACCGCAGAGATACCTTGCATCGGGGGAAACTACTTACAGATTCGTTCCTTCGGGTCAACAGACCCTTGTCGGTCAAAGCATTCGTGCGTTTGTTCCTTGGCTTGACCGCACTGTTTTACAATGGTCGGCAAATGCGAACATCGGAAGACCGCAGAGTTCCCCGGAAAACGTGCAGGAGATTCGGAGCCTGTCTGCCGCAAACATCTTTGTCAACGGCACAAAGGAAATGGGTTTTTCTCTTTCGGGAGACATGACCGTTGCATCCGTAGACTTTGTTGCGCAGAGCGGTGACCGTATTGCAAAAGCAGTTAGCGCACCGACAACCGGGTGGACGCTCTACGATACCAACGTCTTTTCGCACGCCTTGTCGGGATATTCTGCCGCAAACTGGTGTACCCATTATCCTGCAACCACGCTTGCAGGTCTTGCGTCTGTTTCCTATGGTGTTGCAATCGACAATCAGACGGTCTACATCAAAGACGCACGGTTTTCAACAGCAAGTGACTTCATGAGCGGCGTACCGCTTGCTGATGTGAAAATAGATGCGACACTGAGCGCGCCCGAATACTTCATGTTGCTTCAAGGTTACTTTCCGACTGCAACGGATACGGTAACCATAAGCACAGACCCCGGAGCGACCTTGACGATGGAGTTTTCCGATGCACCGCAAAACCGCATGGTCAACCCTACTCCCTTCGACTCCCAGCCGCTGATTCGGGTTTATGGGACAGGACAGCTTGAAATCAACGGCATCACCATCACGGTGTCCTCTGTCGGCACTTCCTACACGGACATTGACTGCGAGTTGATGGACTGTTACGAAGGGAGCGTCAACCGCAACGCCTACGTTTCGTTCAGCACTTACGATTTCCCTGTCCTTGTCCCCGGTGTGACCGATGTCAACGTCATTGACAACACAATAACTGCGGTGGAAATCAAACCGAGGTGGTGGATGGTATGATTCCGATTCTGTTCGACAAGACCGAAACGCAGTTCACCTCCAACGGCATCGGGCGACTTGTGGATTGCATCTCCTGCACCGTCACTGAGGAACGGAACGGAATCTATGAGTGTAAGTTCCAGTATCCCATCAACGGACGGTTGTATAACGAACTGCTCCAAGGCGGCACAATCGGTGTCATCCACGATGACAACCACGATATTCAGCCCTTCGACATCTACACCCACACCGGGGATATTGAGGGCGTTGTAACGTTCCAAGCACGGCACATTTCCTATCGGCAGACGAACATTGTTGTCGGGACTGTGGTAGGGTGGGGTGCATCGGGTGCGCTTGCAAACATCATCCCGGAAAGCATCAACACAAACCCCTTCAATTACTCCACGGACAAAACTGACGTAAGCGTCTATTTTCATCCATCGGGGCATCAGCAGATAGCGTTCCGCAGTGCAAGGGGTTATCTGATGGGACAGGATTACTCTATCCTTGACGTTTTCGGCGGTGAATACAAGTTCGACAAATTCAATGTTTCACTTTTGACCGCAAGAGGGCAGGACACCGGGGTCACGATTCGCCACGGAAAAAACCTCACCGGGATTGAGTGGATATTGGACAGGTCGGAACTGTTCAACGCTATTGCTCCGTTTGTGTTTGATGGTGTCGGCACTGGTTGGATTGGTGGGGGCGAAACAATCGTAACACCCACAACCCCGATTTCCCCCATTGTCCCGGTGGTAATGGACATATCTTCGCAAGTCCCGAATGGCACGCCAAACATGGCTGACTACATGATAGCCTATGCCCGGTCATATCTCGACACAAACCGTCCGTGGATACCGAAGGTCACCATTTCCGTTGATTTCGTTGCCATGTGGCAGACGGACGAATACAAGGACGTTACCGACATTCAGAAGATTCAGCTTTGCGACACGGTTTCGGTCTACTGGCCGGAGATGGGGATTGTGGCAGAAAAGGCAAAGGTCACCCGGACCGTTTTCAACGTCCTCACAGAGCGGCTCGACCAAATCGAAATCGGTCAACCTTTGAGGTGAACGCATGGACTACATTGCTATTACTCCAAACCCGACCGGGAAGGTCGATGTGCGACCAATGTTCAACACGAAAACCCTGTTGAATGCAAAGAACGTATCGACCACGGCAACGTCCTACGCTACAACGTGGAAGGGATACGATTATCTTTTGGTCTGCGCTATGTTTTACAGTAACGTAGTCGCAAGCATCCTTGTCCCCGGATTCTACTTCGACAGCACAACATCAACTGCAAGAGTAATCATAACAGACCCGGTGAACGGCAGACAGTATGACGTTTACAAGGACGGTGACAATGGGATTTTCCTCAAAGGGTCTGCCACCGCAGGAGCGGCATACGGTGTTGCTGTCTACGGGATGAAAGTACATTAGGGTGAGAGATATGAATTTCATAGACATTGCCAGTTGGCAGAGCGGCCTTGATCTATCTGCTCTTTTCAAAAAGAACAAGAAGCTCGACGGCGTGATCGTCAAAGTGTCGCAAGGCACCGGCTTTGTTACTCCACAGGCAAAGGCGTGGCTGGATTGGCTGATCGAAAACGGGAAGCCTGCCGGAACATACCACTATCTTGACCTTGCCGGGGCAGAGGCGGAGGCAAGGCACTATGTCGAATCTGTGAATCCGTGGCTCGGCAAAGTTGCACTCGCAATCGACTATGAAGGCGCGACAGTGGCAAAGGGGACAAAATACCTGAAAGCCTGTCTCGATGAAGTCTACCGGCTTACGGGTATAAAGCCCCTTGTGTATTGCTCGCAATGCAGTTGCCTTGAGGCACAAGACTTTTCCGCCATTGCCGCAGCCGGATACCCTTTGTGGGTTGCGCAGTATGCGGATTATAAGATCGTCGACGGCTTTCTCACAAAGCCCTGGTCGAGAGGCAGCCCTGCTCCGTTTAGCAAATACACCATGCGTCAATACACCAGCTGCGGGCGGCTCAATTTATGGAGCAAAAACCTTGACTTCGATCTGTTCTACGGCAACGCGGACGATTGGTCCAAATTGACCCAGGCCCCAAAGCCCGAGGAAAGCACAGATCTGCTCAAAGGACCGGATCCCGAAATCGTCCTGGATGTGCTCATGAACCGATACGGCACCGGCAAAGACCGCGAAAAAGCCCTGCGCTCTTTCGGATATGATCCGGAGGCAATACAGGGAAAAATCAACGAGCTTTACACCGTGGCCGCAAAAGTCAAACCGCTGGCAGCCGGGAATATGGACTATCTTAATTCGATAGTCAAGATCGTGAGGGATGTGTGATATGGACCCAAAAGAAATACTTGCTGTTCTTTCTACTGTGTGCGCTCTTATCTTCGGCTATATAGCCTTTTTCCGTAACAGGAAAAAGGACGACACGGACGCAGGGCGAGCCTCCGGGACATTGCTGTCAGATATCGGGTATATCAAATCCGGTGTAGATGACATCAAAACCGAACAGAAGGAACAGCGCAAGACGAACATGGAAGTGGTGTCTCGCTTGACCGCAGTTGAGGAGTCGGCCAAGCAGGCACATAAACGTATAGACGAGCTGAAAAAGCCGTAGAAAGGAAGATGCAATATGCCTGAATTCGCAACCGTGGCCGGGATCGTAATGATCTGTTTTCTGATCGGCCTGATGGTCAAGGCCAGTCCCCTTGACGACCGCTTTATCCCCATCATCGTTGGTGTGTGCGGCGGCGCCCTGGGCGTCGTTGGCTTCTACACCATGCCCGCATTCCCCGCTGAGTCAATTCTGGACGCCGTGGCCGTCGGTATTTCTTCGGGCCTGGCCGCAACCGGCGCTCACCAGATCGGCAAGCAGCTCGGCAAAGACGAATAAGTATTATTTTCCGTATCACGGCCCCCAGGCGTCGCCGCGCCAGGGCTGAAAGCAGGCTCCTCCGGAACGGAGGATGCAAATGCCAACCACCGCCGAGATCAATGCCATCATCAAAAGCCAGTCGGTCAGCGAAATAAACCGGCTGATCGACGAGCACATTTTCGACGAGCGTATACGAGAGCTCGCCAAAATGAAACTGCTCCACAACAAGACCTACGAGACGGTTTCGGAGCGCTTCGGCCTCACTCCGCGACAGTGTTTCAATATCGTCAAAACTGTGCGACAGACGATCGTGCAGTACATAGACTCTTAGCCCCCCTCTGTGATCGGAGGGGGGCTTTTTTGCATTTCCATAAAGTTTCCAAAAAGTTGCCGCTGGGCTTCATTGCCCGGCGGCTTCTTTTTTTATACGCTTTTTTCAGAGAGAAGGTGAACTCATGGGCAGCTATGACAACGAGTGGGCAGCCATGCTGGACGATGACCTGTTCCCCAAGGAGGATAAGACGCATGTGGAGGAAGTTCAATCCGAACCCGCTCGGTTTGACTGTGGGCGATTGTACTGTCCGTTCGCTGTGCGCAGTGACGGGGCGGGACTGGAACACGATACATAAAGCCCTGTGTGACCTATCCCGAGAAATGGCGGATATGCCGTCGGCAGACCGGGTGTGGTGGTCGCTGCTGGAGCAGTTGGGCTTTGGCCGGCAGCGCATGATAGACCGGTGTCCGGAGTGCTACACAGTGGCAGACTTTTGCGCAGACCATCCCCGTGGGATATACGTCCTCGGGCCTCATGAACACGCGGTAGCTGTGATCGACGGCGACTATTGGGATTCCTGGGACAGCGGAAACACCGTCCCGGCCTATTACTTTTCAAGGAGGATCTGACAAATGGCATTCTACAACAGCGGTTTCCCGGCAACATATCAGCCCTTGTATCAGCCGTACCAGCAGCCGGTCATGCAGCAGCCGGTGTCCCCGACACAGATGTCGGGCGCAAACCAGATGATGACCCCGCCCACGATCCGGGCTGAGATCGTGCAGGTGAAGGGAGAGGACGCGGCCTCCACGTTCCCGGTCAACGCGGGTGCTTCGCAGATGATGATCTCCCAGGACGAAAGCGAGATCTACATCAAATCTGCCACCGCCAACGGCTTTACGCTGGACGTGTACGTCAAGCGGCCTCCCGCGCCCCCTGCGCCGAAATTCGACCCGTCAGAGTACGTCCGCAAAGACGAAATGGAAAAACTGATAAAGGACATGATCGCCAACCGGCAGAAGAAGCAGGAGGTTGAATCATGAGCCTTTTTGACCGACTCGGCGGCGGACCGGCGCAGACTCCCCAGCAGATGGATCCCAGACAGATGCAGCAGCAGATGCAGCAGGACGTGTCTGACATAAAGGCTCACCCGGCGTCCTTTCTCAAAGCCCGTGGAATGAACATCCCGGACGGCATGACGGACGCGCAGCAGATCACCCAATACCTCCTGCGCACCGGGCAGATCGGAGCTCCGCGTCTGCAGCAGGTCATGCGGATGTTCGGCAAATAACAGTCAAGTAAAAACAGCACTGAACTTGCTACATTTTTTGCAACATAGCAAGTTTGTAGCAAGTTGTAAGCAAGTAAAAGTCCCGTATCTTTTGCTTATCTTTTGATTTTTGCGGATTTTTCACAAAAAACGCTTTCTGAGTATTCGTTCCGCTTCTTCCGAGTGCGCATAGGCGGCAGCGGCGTGAATAAATACTTTTTGAAAGGTGAATCCTACAAATGGCTCTCACTGATGAATCCAACGGCAACGGCTTCTATATGCCGGTTGCCCCCGCCTACGGCGGCGGCTACGGGAACGGCGGTTTCGGCTTCGGCGGAGACTGGGCGTGGATCCTCCTGCTGCTGCTTATCGGCGGCGGTGGCTGGGGCATGGGAGGCTTTGGTGGCGGCATGATGTGGCCCATGATGATGGGCGGAATGGCCGGCGGCTGGGACCTCTACCCCTGGCTGAACAACTCCGAGCACATCTCCGACGGCTTCCGTGACCAGATGCTGCAGACCTCCGTGTCCAGCTTGGGCGACAAGATCACCTCCGGCTTCGGCGACGTGGCCACTCAGCTTTGCGGCGGCTTCGCCGGCGTCAACGCTGGGATTGCCAACGCTGCAGCCCAGGCCGAGATCGGCGCCAACGCCCGTCAGATGTCCACCATGCAGCAGCTCTTCGGTATCCAGAGCGCCCAGCAGCAGTGCTGCTGCGACACCCGCGCCGGTATCGCGGATCTTAAGTATACCGTCGCCACCGAGGCCTGCGCGGATCGCGCTGCCGTGACCCAGGGCATCCAGACCGTCCTTGACAAACTGTGCCAGCTCGAACTGGACGGCGTCAAGGGTCAGCTCGCCCAGGCCCAGCGCGAGAACGTCGGCCTGCAGAACCAGCTCAACATGGCGGCTATGCGGGAAAGCCAGACCGCGCAGAACGCGCTGTTCCAGCAGGGCCTCAACAACGAGGTCGACGCTCTGTACAACCGGCTGAACACCTGCCCCGTTCCTACCACTCCGGTGTACGGCAGAACTCCGATTTTCACCTGTGGCGGAAACACCGGCTGCGGCTGTAACGGCAACGGCTTTATGAACTGATCGAGGTGTCACCATGGCAAGGTATCTTACTGCGACAGATCAGAATGTAGCTCTTAACAGCGACATTCCGTTTGATGTGGTGTCTATTCCGTGCAACAAGGGGTGCGTCGTGCCCCTGGCCCCCGGAATTCTTACCTTGAAAAGCGGCGCCAATCAGTTCGCCCGGTACGACGTGACGCTGCAGGGCAACATCGCCATCCCCACGGGCGGGGCGGTGACGCCTATCGCCGTGGCGATAACGCTCAACGGCGTACCCATTGCTGACAGCGTGGCTATCGTTACCCCTGCGGCAGTGGAAGATCTGTGGCACGTCAGCACGTCCGCCACGATCACCGTGCCTTGCGGCTGCTGTGTGTCTGTCTCCGCGGTCTATGTGGACGCGACGGAGGATGACGCGGCCGTCACGCCCACGCCGTCGATCTTTGTCAGACGGCGCGCCTCTCTGGACGTCCAGAGAATCGCCTGACGGGAAGGAGGAAACGACATGGATGAAAAAATGAGGACTCTTCACGAGCTCTGCGAGGTCATTTCCCGCGAGCTCGAAGACGTCAGCCAGAAGATCCGCTCCGCCGGCGGCAGCATGAGCGCCGGTGACCTGGAGCTGGTGGACAAACTGACCCACGCCCTCAAATCCATCAAGACCACCATGGCCATGATGGAGAGCGAGGACGAAGGCGGCTACTCCGGCCACTACATGATGCCCCGGTATGCCTACAACGACGGGCGCTCCTACGCCCGGCGCAACAGCTACGCCGGGGACGGCTACGGCGGCATGAGCAATGCCGGACGCCGCACTCGTGACAGCATGGGCCGCTACTCCGGCAACTACTCCTACGCCGACGATATGTCCGGTCTGCTGGACGAAATGCGCGGCATGATGGATAGTCTGCCCGAGGAAAAGCGCCGGGAAGTCCAGCGGTTTGTTGACAAGATGGACCGCATGTAAAGGCGGTGGCCTCTTGTGATAACCGAACAGGATTTGCAGGAGGCCATTGCCGAATGCCAGGGAGAACGTCACCCCAACGCCAACACCTGTATGAAGCTCGCGGCGTTCTATACGATAAAAAACGAACTCTACCCGGACCATTTTCGTGACGCCACGAAAACGATCAGCCAGCCAACCGGTTACTCATACGCGCTTCCGCCCGAACAGGTCGAAAACCAGATGATTGACTATTCCAGCGACACGGAATTCGGGCGGCTGGTACACGGCAAGGATCCCGGGAAGATCTGGCCCATCGTGGACGAGCTGGTGAGCGAGGCGGTGCAGACGTTCAATCCTCGACTGTACGCGGCTTTCCTGCGCAAGATCAGAACATAGCAAAGGCCCTTATACTTCGAATTGGTATAAGGGCCTCTTTCTGCGCTCTGTACGGCTCTGTATTGCTGGGAATGTAGATATATGGCGGAAGGAGCTTGAATTCGCTGTGCGGCGTTGCAACGGCCGATTTTCGCCTATGGTCGCTTAAGGTATCTGTAGCATGTCGCCTTGACGGATTCCTCAGTGTTTTTTCCGCCCACGATTGCGGCTACTTCGCCCCACTCATACCCGGCCAAAAACCGGAGTGATAAAATCTGCTGAGTGCGATTGTCGCTTACGCTGGCAATAAACTTTCTGATTTGAAGCTCGGACTGCTGCACGATCTTTTCCATGCGGTCAACGGTATCGGCCTGCTGCTCGACAAGGATCGCCAGCTTTTCCACTTTGCGGCTTTCGCCGCCGGCGCGTGGCATGCCGTCAAGGCTTTGCGCTTTGAGGAAAGAGCTCATAGACTGCAGCCGGTCCCGCGCCTTATTCAGTTCGTCCACGAGGTGCCAGTGCAAATTGAGCTCGTCCAGCGTCATAGATCAATCCCTCCGGGCTTTGCCTACCCTTTTACCATACAGCCCATTGTCAAGCTTGACGAGTGGGAGCTTTCTGCGGCGCTCGTCTTCTTTCCATGAGAAGCCGCATTTATCACAGTCGGCCCCGTTGCATTGAGCGCCTTTTGCGAGCATGCAGTTTGATTTTACAGCGCCCCATTCATCCATTTTGCTTACCTCCGTATGAGTTTATCTGCGGCGTGTCGCCGCGCCAGGCGGGAGTGCAGCCGCCCTCCTTGGCGCAGTCCCGGTCTCTATACCGGCAGACCTTGCACCGGTCAAGCGGGTGCTGCATGACAAACAGCAGATCCCGGCGCAGGTCTTGAATGGTCTTTTGTTCGGGTGTCATTTTTCTGCCTCCAAATAGTTTTCCCATGTCCGGCGCAAAGGCGTTTCTCCGGTCCATCCCCATGTTCGTTCGTACTTTTCCGTCAGCTCTTTGGCATACGTGGCAGCCTCCCGGGCTGTGTAGAACACCTTTTTCCCTACGTCGGACAACTTGTGGCGGCGGGGGACCGGGAAGCTCCGATCTCCGTCTGGAACAGGCCCGGTCATGCAGATCTCCACAAAACCGCCCTCCCAGTAACCGGTGATCGGTGCGCTTGTTACCACATACTCCTTGGAAACAAATCGCTTGCCGCCGTAGTACAGGTTCTCGTGTACGTCCCACATGACGGTCCCGACCTCCGGGCGCAGCTGACGGCTCATGATGATACTCCCCGATCTTCCGGCGTTAGGACTTCGGCCTGCTCCCAGGCCGCGTAGATCCTCGGTCCCATCCTTGCCAGCCAGTCTACCATTTCCTCATTTGAGGCCCAGGCCTCACAATGGGCAGAGCTTTCAGCAATACCGCATTCCAGGAGAAAGGCGTGGATTATCTCGTGGCGAGCTACCTTCATTTTGTAGCGGGTCATATCCCCGAGATTCCCTTCGATCTCGTCCTCAACGACGATCAGCCGCATGGTCCAGTCACAGTAGCCGTCGCAGTTTGCAAGGCGTTCATCGGCGTCTTCGGACCGGTATGCGATCTCCCAGGTCGTACCAAGGATTGAAACTTTATTCTTCACGTGATCCCTCCTCTGCCGGGCTTTTGAACCAATCGAGCCAGCACTGTTTGCACGGTCTTGTTGGGCAATCCCCTCCCATCCCCGGAGGACAAAAGGCATAGTACCCAATCGGTGAGTGCATAATAGACGGCTCACGCATAATCCACTCTGCCAACTCATCTACGGACATGGACTTAATCTCATCAAAATGGGTTTTTACGGGGTTGAAATCTCTTATATATTTCTTAATCTGTTGCGAATTGCAGGCACATCCTTTTGCACCATTTTTAAGGTAATATGGAATAATCCCGGCAAGACACACACCACCGCGCATTTCTTTGCTTGCTCGGCATTCAGAACACTTCATCCCTCTCCCTCCTTATCTGCCGGGTTATCCCAATCAATAGCCTGCCCACAGTAATTACACCAACGGTCGGCCCTTCTGCTACTGCTCCCGCCTCCGCTCGGTATGCGGTGATTGCAAGATGGGCAACGCATTCTCGCATAGTGTTCGCCCCGTGGTTTTAATGGAATTTGAAGTCGCGCAGCCGCAAGAACTTCCTCTATCTCATCGACGTAGTCCATTTGAGTGTCGCAGCAATCTCCGCTGATAAGATATTCGACGGCTTCGATTGCGCCCTGTAAGTTATACTTCATCCCTTTCCCTCCTTATCTGCCGGAATGATGTAATTCGTCAATGCCCTTGCCTGTTCATTTGTGAAAATAAACTCATCCGGGAATGCATTGATAATGTCCAACGCATCTACCAAAGGGCCATCATGCTCCGGGACGGGGATGGCTTTGCTTTCGCTTATATGCAATCGCAATTCAAGATGGTGACGATGAGCTGTTCCATCCGGGTAGATGGTAATAACTTCATCTCTTTGTGGCATTCCCATGTTGGGGATGTATATTCCTCTCATTTTTTCATCTCCTGCAAGATGGTCTCAAGAACAAAGCCATTATGGAGAAGTATGAAAAGGACGGCGATCTCAAATATTATTCTCATTCTGCTTCCTCCTTTATCGGGTCAGCGGGGATGATGGTAGGAAGTTCGTTGTTCAGTTTATAAAGCATGTAGCCGTTTCGTGGGTCTGCATCCACTGGAAATCTTCTACACGCTTCATCCGCATCAATCAATCTGCCATGCGGAGGGATATGGACAGCGATGCCGAGTTTTTCTGATCCATTTACTTCAACAACCGCACCGTCGTCAAAAATCGTTATTGTTTTACACATTCCCTCTTTCGGCATCTCTATGCCGGGGATGTATATCCCGCTCATTCTGTTTCCTCCTCCATCGGATGAAACCAACTCAACCAAATCCCAGAACCACAGTCATCGCACACCCACAAATCGCCACCCTGACTGTCAGACTGAGCATAGTGCAACTTTCTGCCACAAACGCGGCAAACGCCGTTGTTGTATTCTTTCTTCTCTGTATGGATAAAGATCGGGATTGCTCCCAACCATACGACAATGAAGATGATTATTAACATCATATCTCTTCCTCCTCCGGCATATGTTCAAACGATTTTACATAAATGCTATATGGAGAATCCAAGCTCTGCGCCGCTTGCAAGGCTTCCCAAAACTCTTCAAACACCGCAACGACTTCGCCCTTGCCACCATTATCCTTAACCAGAACAACCATGTTTTTCATGTTTCCTCCTCTGCCGGGATGATGGTTTTTGCGCTTGTGACAATGCTGATTGCATATTTGTTCAAGCAATTTACATACTCATCATTTGGCCCGTATGTTTCGCTTATCCGGTCACGCTCTTTTCGCATGACGTCAAGAATCGGCTCCCGTTCAATTAACTCGCCATGCTCCGGGACGGGGACGGCGGTCAACTTCTCCGCACAAATAAAATCCTTGCCGCACCAACTCTGCACAACGCACTTTCCGTCGGGGAAAATGTTAACCGAAATCCATTCCCCCTCTGTCGGCATCTCCATGCCTCTGATTAGAACGCTCATTCTGTTTCCTCCTTTGGCTCTGCCGGAAGTGGCATCCAATGCGAGACACGACTGATCGGAGCTTTTTGGATATAATCGTCACGGGCATTGAGGTAATATGCTTTCCCCGTGATTCCATTCATCCATCCGCAAGTTACAAGACCGTCATCGAGCAACAGATTGACGTTCTCGCAAATCTCCCCGGATGTATCCGCGCCTTTCGGCAACCGCTCCGTCACGGGAATCCAACGGGGCTTGCTTGCTATGGCAACTTGGAATCTTCGCAACGCCTCGTTTGCTTCTTTTTCCCAAAACGCTTCATACTCTTTTGACCGCTCAAGGTCTTTCTGTAATTCCTCTATTGCATCGGCGGATTCCTGCAGAACTCTTGCCGTGTAATATTGTGATGCCTCTCGCCGTTCCGGGATGAGGTCGTAGATTTTTTCCAATAATTTCTCATACATGGTTAATCCCCCCAATCTAATCCCGCCGCTTCCACGGCGGTGATGATACAGGCGGCAAAAAAGCCGAATACATAAATCAGCATCGCCTTGACGACTTTGTTCATTTGCATTCCCTCCAAACAGGGCGGAGGTGTTTCCAACGCCGCCAGGCGAAGATCCGGATCATCGGCGGCTCCTCAGCCAGCCACTTCTCAAAGGCGGCGATATACTGCAGCCGCTGATTATACCGGCGCTTATGCTCTCGCGATTCACTCATACTATTTCCTCCACATAGCACCAGCTTTGAGGCGGGCGCGTGATCTGCAAGGCCGCGTTTCCGCAGAGAGCGTCGTGCTCTCGGTACATGGCGCAGCTTTCGCAGTAAAGACTTTCCTGGCAAGGCCGGTGGAATATACTCAATGGCTTAGGGGTGTCGTAAACATCGAGATCGGAGATATGCCAGCCGAAAATCCCGAAATGACTTCCTTCGTAGGCTCGAAGCTCTGAACGAGATACGCAAGATGTCAAGACAATTTCTTCGTCTGAGATTTTCTGCTCACCGCCAAGGTACACGCGGGTCGAGAATTTATATACCTTGTCGCACACGAACTCACAGATCACGGTGCCGCCCACGAAGTGCTTCGGACCTTCTTGTGACTGGTAGAAGCGACGAAATGGCACCTCTCCGACACCGCGTTCTTCCTTCGTGCAGTAGATGTAGCACTTGAATGGCGTTTCAATCTTCGGCGCTGTTTTGCGGATCTCGAGCGTTTTCTTCCCGATGACGATATCCTCACACCACTGGGGACGTATGGCGATCAAAACAGCCTTGCTCATATGCCGTCCCTCCTGTTCCATTCTTTTTCGCACTCTTCGCGGTCATCATGCCACACAGTCAGTTCTCCTGCGAAATTTAGGTTAATGGCAATGCGCCCGTTCGGCTTAGCCGATGTAGCACCGCATTTTCTGCATGAGATACGAAAAGAAATCTGCACTGAATTACCGTCAGTACCATGACCACTTTGAACTATTTCCGGGCGTCCTCCACAAAACGGGCAAGGTTTAAGTTCCATCTTTAACCCTCCTGTTCCACTTCTTCACGGCCCCGGCGGGGTCGATCTGCCAGTTGATGTACAGGCTGCAGGCGGGGCAGCCCACCCAGCCGCGGCGGATCCTCCCGCGCACGTCTTTGAGCTGGCCCGGCCCGCCGCAGCAGGGGCATGGCTGCAGTCCACGGCTGGATTTTGAGTATACGTCTGGCCTCATTTTGACCTCCTTATTTCCCGGCAAGCGTTCTGCCGACCAAAAGCCCGATGATGGCGCCGAGCTGGATGATAATCACGGTCAATTCAGTCATCTGTCATCCCGTCCTTTCTCGTAGAGTACCCGCGCCGCGAACAGCAGCACTATAAAGGTGATGATAAAGGCTTTCATTTCCGGCTCTCCTTTACCATGTAATCCACATCCCAATCCTGGGGCGGCAGGCCTGTATTTTGGATCGTGCAGCCGCCTTCTCCGTCTCGATACAGGCGGCAGCCGTCGCACCTGCTGTGCTTTTCGCAATAGGCTGCAATATACGCAATTGCCAGCTTCAAAAGGTTCATGCCTGCACCTCCTCTACGCAGCCTCCGAGTGATGTTCGCTTGATTGTGTAGCCATTCACCAGCTTATGCATACAATCAAACGGTGTTTTTGCTGCTGTGTCGCCTTCGTGGTAAAACACGAAAGCGCCGTTTTTATCGACTCGCTTTATGCGACCGAGTTCAAAGCGATCTCCGTTTTGGTAGATGATGTATTCTCCTGGCTTATACTCAGACATGTGTCACTCCTCCAAATAGTTTTTTCCGAATTCCCGGATAAAGTCGGCTGTGGTCCAGCCGTAGATCTGCATGGCTGCTCGCTGGGCGGCGGATCGGAGATCCCGGTTGACGGCGGGATCCCCGTGCGCTCCATCCCGGCCCTCATGGCAGGGGTGGTGGCAGAGCACCACCCACATGCCATAAGATTTGCTCTTTTGCCGGTACGGGCCTCCAAACGGCTCGTGCCGGTCCAGTTTCCGGTCCCGTCTCCCGCACAGGTAACAGGATGTTGTGTCCTCCTGAACGATGGAGGGGGCGTAGCCGTTGCGGTCAAGCATTTTGGCCTCTCCGTTTGAGCGTCACTTCATAGGTGCTCAACATCACAACGCGCTTCCCGCAATGCTCACAGGCCACGCGGCCACCGCTCATGCTGGAATACTTTGTCGGCAGTTCCTTGACGATATACGCCTCTTTCATTAGCTCCGCGCAGGAGTAGCAAAGATTTACGTGAGCCGGCATCATTCCACCTCCTGTTCTTTGATCTGCAGCTTATGGGTGCCGTGGCGCATCTCTACCTCCTCCGGACTGGACACATAGCCCAGGCTTCCGAGTATCATATAGAGTTTGTCGAGCTCGGGGTCGTCCTGGTAACGCAGCACATATTTTTTTCGGGCGCTGTCGTAGCCGTCCGTGAAAAACGAGCCTTTGTCCAGGACCCACAGGGCGGTGATCATGGCGGTGCGCTCCGGGTTTTTCATTTTCTCGGAAAGGAAGTCGTTCCAGTCGAGCTCCACACTTCCGTGAACTTCCTTGTACTCGATCTCCATCATTTCGGCCAGCTTTTTGAGGGCGGTATTGCTGTTGTAGTACCCGCCGCCGTTGCGCTGGGCGTAGATCATGGCCTCGGTGCAGAGCTCCAGGACAGCGGTGCTTTTCTGCTTATAGGCTCCGAAGCCCTTGACGAAATCCAGGCGAAGCTTCCGGTGACGCTCGGAGATCTCTTCGAGCTGGGCGGCGATAGCGCGGTGCTTGTCCGCTTCCTCGCGGCGCTGGGCTTCCAGACGCTCGGCTTTCTCGTCACGTTGCCACTTTTTGTAGAGGGTAACGTCGCTGTTGTTGACCACGAAATACCATTCAGCGTCCAGCTTCGGCTTTTCGATATCCTTGCCCTTATCGGACCACCGGTTGAAGGTCTGGTAGTATTCAAGCCGGATCTTCTTGTCCTCGATATAGCCGTACTTATCACCGCTGACCCACTCGGCCTTGTCCAGCTTTTCGGCAAACTGGCTGGCCTGCTGCTCCCATCGGGCCATATCCTTTTTTGCCGCCTGGTCGTTGATGGCCGTTTCCAGCTTATTCTTCCACGAGGCCGTTCCCATGCTTCCGAGGACTTCGTTGCGCACCTCCGGATCCTCGATCTTGTCCAACTCCGCGAAGTCGAACAGGGTAGCGCCGCGGTCCACGGCTTTCTTGAATTTCTTCTCGTCCAGCTCGGCCAGCTTCACCCGCCGGCGGACGGTGCTTTCAGAGAAGCCGGACATTTCGGACACGTCCTGCACAGTCTTCCCGAGATCGAGCATCATCTGAAAGCCTTTGGCTTCCTCATAGATCGTCAGATCTGACCGCTGCATGTTCTCCACGAGCATTGTTGCAACCTGATCCTCATAGCTCATTTCTACGACGGTGCAGGGCAGCTCTTTCAGTCCGGCCAGTTTCGCTGCGGCAAGGCGGCGGTGGCCGATGATGACGGTGTACTTGTCCGGTATGGCAGAGGGAACGACGGTCAGGTTTTGGAGCACACCTTTTGCCTTGATACTCTCGGCCAGCTCCGACACGTCGCCTACGTTCTGCCTGGGATTGTCCTTGTGGGGGAACAGGTTTTCTATGGGGATATATACGATGGTCTTGGTTTCCACGTTATTTCCTCGCTTTCTTGAAATCTGCGGCTTTCGGGCAGGTGGCGAAGTGGGGGATATATCCCGTGGGTGCTCCCAACTCGTTTGTGAGGTCGCAGCTGATGATCTTACCTTCACGCGAAACCACTTTACCCTTTGCCCTTTCCCGCTCACGGTACCCGACCGGCACAGGATCGCAGGGCATCATCTTTCCGTTCGCTGTCTGGAGCCATACGATCCGGGCTCCGCAGCCTCTGCATTTAGCCATTGGTTTCTCCTTTCACGTAGCCGGGGCCATCAGCGCCGGGAGCTTTTGCGCGGGATCGGTCAGGTAGAAGTCGGCTTTTGCCATGACCTCGGTGTAGGCTTTTTCGCCGGACCCATCCGCTCCGTCCCCGTGGAAACTGTCAACCACGGCCTTTTCCTCCGGCCTCATGTCCGCGTACTTTGCTTTCCCGTACCGGGGAGGCAACCAGCCCTTTTTCTGTGAGGCGTAGATGTTCAGGCGTTCCACCAGCTCCATGGTCTCCGGGAAGAATTTGATGTGCGTGGTGCCTTTTTTGAAGATGTCGATGGAGAAGTATTTCAGATCGATGTTCCGGGTCTTGGCTCCCTGCTTTGCCCATTCAAGGCGGGCCTCCAGGCTGTAGCCCTCCGGGCCTTTGCCTCCGAGGTAGTCAAACGCTTTTTCCAGGTCGGACAGCACTCGAAACGCCTTGAAGGTGTCCATGTAATCCTTGCCGTAGCCCCAGGAATCGTGAAACATATCCTCCGGGATGATGCACTTCTTCCCGATCTTGTGGGCCTTGTTGGTGGCCCAGCCGTTGTAGTAGTGCCGGTTGTTCTTGCACTCCGGATACCAGGAATGCTCTGCGGTCAGTTTTTCGAACAGCTTCATAATCTCGTCTTCCACGCCCTGCGTCATGTCGGCGTTCATCTCCACCATGACTTGCTTGATGTTAAAGGCGGAAAACTCGTAGTCGGCCATCTTTTCGATCTGCTTCTCGTACTTTTCCCGGAGGGTGCTGGTCAGCCGCCCAATAAACTTCTCGTTGGAAAACAGCTCCCGCCAGTATTTTAGCCGCACGGCCTTCATGTATTCCCGCTGATTAAAGCCGTCCGTTGACCCTCTCACGCTGAGAGTAAGGATCGGGTCTTTCCGGTAGGTATCATCCTTGGAAAAGGACCGCTGCATGTATGGAATCATAGCCCGGTACGTTTTCACCAGCTCCATGGTGGCGGAGACTTCGGTTTTGTACAGCCGGATCGCCTGCTCGATGTAATCCCCGGCCACCAGCGCCTGGATCTCCGGATCCGGAGCGGTTTCCTCCTCGGCCTGGGCTTTCTCCATCCGCTCCCAAATCGTGCTTTCGTACTGTGCCGCCGGGATATGCACACGGACAATGGCGACGTCCGCCCGGGCTGTCCGCTCGGCATCTGAAAAAGCGTCTTCCACGAACTCAATCTGTGCGTTCAGCGATTTCAGCTTTTCGGCAAGGGCCATTCTCGTGTTTGTGTACGGGTTCCGGATCGTCTCGGCGTTCAGCAGGCAGATAATCAGCCCTCCGTCCTTTTGCAGCTCCATGGCTTTCAGCAGGTGCTTGTCCCCGTCGGCAAAGGGCGGGTTCATCAGAATCAGGTCGTAGTCTTTCCAGGTGGCATAGGTGAGAAAATCATCGTGGACGATATGGAGTTTTGTGTTTTCGATAATCTCCGCGTCCTCGCACCACCGGTTATCGCCAAACTCGGCGAAAAGCCTCTCGCTGGAAAAGTTGTATTTCAGGATTTGCCGGAGGTACGGGTCGATCTCGCAGCAGTCCACGTCAAGATCCCGGTGCCGGTAGGCGGCTCGACTCTTCCTGGCAATCGCTGCCACCAGATCACCTTTCCCTGCGGACGGCTCCAGAATGGTGTGGACATAGTTCATGTCCAGGTTTTCCAGCATCTTGTCCGCCAGGGCGCGTGGGGTAGGGTAGAATTGATCCCTACCCCGCGTGGTGGTCATTTCAGTCGGTTTCACCCATCATTCCTCCGGCTCGTCTACGGGCAGCACTTCACGGGGCTGCCCGTCGTTGTAGGGGCCGACCACACCGCGCTTTTCCAGCTCGTCCATAACGGCCTGCGCCGTGGCATAGCCCACGTTCAGACGGCGCTGCAGAAGCTGGACGGTGGCTTTGTTTTCGAGGCGTACCACTTCGGCGGCCCGGGAGATCAGTACCTCAGAAGCGTCACAGCCGGCGGCAGGTTCGTCCTCGTCCGTCTCCAGCGGCTCGGCCTCGGGCGGAAGCTCCGGGGTGTCGTCGGCGTCATCCTCGTCGATAACCGGCATGGAGCCGTCCGGAATGGCCCTGCGCTCCACAAGGTTGCGGAAAAAATACTGCAGCCAGGTAAAGTGCATGTTATTGTACAGGTTTTTCAGCTTGGAGAACAGGGCATCACCGATGACAAAGCCCTCGCTGATCCGGTAGATCAGATCCCCGTCCTTGTAGTAGAACACCAGGCGGGCATCCGGGGAGCTGGTGACCTTGTCGGTGTCGGAGGCCAGCAGATCCATCTGCTCCTCCACACCCTGATTCGGGAGAATGGTCAGGGAAATGGGGTACTCGGTGTTGCGAAAGCGGAAGACCAGGTTGTTCTCGTCGCACACGCCTTCGAGCTTCTTCTTGTAGGCGTGAAACTTGGAATATTCGGACATTGTTTTTTCTCCTTTCAAATATCAAGTTATTCTTCTTTGGTTAATTTCATTTCTGATCCGCACCAGGGACAATAAGGGGACTCTATGCCATATGCATCCCCTTGGCCCCCGCAAACAGAACAGATTAGATCGTATACGCCGGGATGAAACGGAGAGGGACATTTTTCCCAGTAGCCTTTTGACCTTCCTGTTTGCAAGTCGATGACCGGAGCTCTTTCTATCAAGGAAATAACGCTCGCGTCTTTTACGACCGAAAAAACGTTATTATCTTTATCGATAGCCATAAACGGCTCTACGGTTAAAGAAAACTGCTCCAACAATAAATCAGCGTTAATGGGGCGAATTGTTCTCAGCTCCTTTCACGGGAACAGCATCAGCATGCCGTTCCATCCGGTTTTGGTTTTATAGGGCTCTAAATCGGCCTCTGTGGCGTACTTGCGCCCGAATTGGTTCTTCATGTCCGACCAGACGGCCCATGGGATCAAATACACACTTCCGGAAGAAAACCCCCCGATCACGTAGCACCGGGCGCCGAGGACGGCGTGGGCTTCGATGTACTCGGTCTGCTCCTTGGTCACCCGATCCTGCAGCAGCCGGTCGGAATCGGTGTACTTGGCCTCGAATACCACTTCCCGGCCTCCCTTGATCACGCCCTTATAGTCGGCCTGGGCTTTCTTCTCATAGCACGCGACGAATCGTCCATTCCCGAGGTCTTTCAGGGGCTTCATCGGCTCCGGCGTTTTCTCGACGGCGGCATATCCACGGGAGCGGTAGTATTCGAGGCTGGCGTCGATCCGCGCCTCAAATGCCTTGCCCCGCTCCCGGGACAGCCACCCAACGGCGCGCTTATCCGTTGACATGGAGGTATCGGGTGTTCTTCGTCTCGTTGAAGCTCGTGCGAAGAATAAGCTCGTGCTCAGACCAGGACAGATACAAATAGTCCCGGCTGAACATCCGGATCCCTTTGCTGTGCCAGGCTTCAAGGACTTCGGATGCCACGTTATAGAGGTCCTGCGTCACGGGGTTGTCGCTGGAGTATCCCATCCACTGGACCGGCTGGGCGCATACCTCCTCGATGGAGTTGGGAAACAGTGAGCTCTCCACCCGGTTGATGATGCACCAGCAAACGGCGCGCTGGGCTTCGGAGCTGTTGTTTCTGGCCGTGCCGTAAAGCACCCTGGCCATGTACTGGGCTTCCCTGTGTATGGCGGCTTCTTCGATGGCTGCCTGCTGTGCGATCACGTCTACCGGCTCGGATTCCTCAATGACCGGCTCGGCCTCTGTAGCGGCTATGACGGCCTCCCGGGGGATGATAGGCTCCCCACGGTGAGCGGCGGCGTCTTTCGTGCGCAGCATCAACACCGACATGAGCGCGCCAGCCAGGAAAACCACGGCGTACCGCATGAGCACGGGGGCCAGCGCCCGGCGATTTATCCAGGCGTCCCGGGCGGTACGTGCCGCCCATATTGCCGCCACGGTAAGCGTGGCGAATACTTTTTCCGCAACGGTGCGGGACTGTTTTATGAATGCGGTGAAGGTCATTTCTTTATCTCTCCTTCCAGTTGAAGCAGCTTATTGTCCGGTAAAAGATTCCGGATCGTCTCTTTCAGCTCCGGGGTGAGCTGCCGGTCTTCAATCTCCCGGTTTGCGCAGATCTGAAAGACCTGCCGGAACTGTGCGCGGATGGTGTCAGGGTTTTCGCTGAAGCAGATTGCTCGCCAGCCGATTTTCTCCACAGCCTCGACCGTCAAGGGGGACATGGAATCAATGGCGCCCTCCTCGTCGATGTAGCCGAACTTGCCGATGGCCTTCTGCACTTCCTGCCATGCGTCGCCCCATTCGGGTAGCTTTCCGGCGGAAAGCTCTGCACACATCGTCCTGACCTCCGCAATGGTGGGCGGCCACTTCTGCGTGTTCGCCCATTTCCTGAGCATTGCCGTTGCAACCGCATACGGGATGTCTTTCAGCTCTTGATACCAAAGCTCCATAGCCTCGGGCGTCGGAAGAAGATTGTCGCGGGGGAAGAAGGTTTTCAGGGCCATAGCCCACATGGAAAACTCGCGCTTATTCATCGGCCCAGGCCTCCATCATGCGGTAACTGTCGTGCAGGGATTCAGCGGCCTTGTTGGTGTGCTCGCCGGCGTTCCGGTTATCGTAATTTCCTTCCAGCACTTTCGGGAAATTGTTTGGCTTCACAAACCACTCAAAGGTGATCGTCCAGCCGTCCTTGTTTTGGCCTTTCAGGAAAGAACTGTGCCGGATCTTCTCGATCGCTTCCAGTACAGCGTCAACGCCGTATTCAGTGACCCGCGCTCGGAGCATTCCGCCGCGTTTTGATTCGCCAGTGATCTTTGTCAACCTCTGCAGGCCCAGGGAATTCCATGCTTCGGTTATGCGTCGGACGTCTTTCGTCCGACAAACAAAACCGTCAGGTTTTGTTAAATTATTATCTTTATCTTCTTCTATCTCTATACTCTTTATCTCTTTATCTTTATCTCTTATATCTTTATCTTTTATATCTTTATCTTTCTCTATGGACACATTTTCGGACACATCACTGGACACATTGCTGGACACATTGTGTCCACTCGGAAGGGCCTGCTGATTTGCTCGCATGCGCCTGTTTTTCTCCGCATAGTCCGTTTCGCTTCCCACAAGATTCTCATGATCTGTAAGGCAAAGAGCGCCGTCACGGTCCGTATAGACAAGCCCGAGGGCTTTGTAGAGATTGAGGGCCACACGGACGGTATCAATGGAAAACCACTTGCAATCGCGCTGGATTTTGGCCTCGTCGTAGGGGATGATGACCTCTCCGATGTGGCGTTCCAGTTTACCGCCCGTGTTTATGGTTTTGAGACAAAGCATCTGATAAAGAACAACATAGTTTGCGCCGTCCGGCTGGCCCATAAGGAAGTCCACGGCATCAGAAGTCATGAACGTGTCTTTGAGCTTTATCCAGTAATAGCGCTTACCGGTTGCCATACGCGCCTCCGATCAGAACGGCAGTTCGCCGTCGTCCTCGTCCGGGTCTATCTCCGTGAACTTCGCCGGGGCGGGATAGGTGCCGGATGGCTGCGGGGTCTGATACCCGGAAGACTGGGCGCTTTCGCCGGAGCCGCCGTCGCTGTCCTTTTTTGAGCCGCCAAAATAGCAGCGGTCCGAGTTGATCTCCCAGCTCGTGCGCTTGTTGCCGTCCCGATCCTGCCACTTTCGGGATTCCAGCCGTCCGTCTACTACGATCAGGCTGCCCTTGGCGAAGTATTTGGAAACGAACTCTCCGCCCTGCCGCCAGGCTACGCATTCGATGTAATCCGTCTGCTTTTCCCCGTTGGATGCATAGTCACGGTCAACGGCCACAGTAAAGGAACAAACGGGAGTGTTCTGCGTGGTGTAGCGCAGCTCCGGGTCCCGGGTCAGTCGGCCCATGATGATGATCTTGTTAAGCATCGTCCTCCTCCTCCGGGGGGGTATAGCCGAGCGATTTCAGCAGCGGCAGGGCGATTCGGTCATCAACGCCGTACTTGCTGATCGACGTGCCGATGGCGTCGATGACAAAGAGGGCTTTTTTCAATTCGTCATACTCTTTGCGGGAAATGGTGATGGTGTTCGTGCTGCGAACATTGACATCAATAATGGGTGTATCTGGCATAGTTTTTCTCCTTTCATTGATACCGGGCTTTGAATTCCGGGGTATCACAGTCGATCCCCAGCTCCCTTGCCTCGGCGACCGTCCCGTCAATCAGATGGGACATTTCCTTTGTGTCCATGTCGGAGGAATGCTTGTACAGCAGGAAACAGTTGTAGTCGCGGCCATCCTCTGTCACGGATTTGTACAGGCGGGTGTATGGGTAGACCCTTGAAACGTCAACGGCGGCAGGGAGCTTTATTCCAACGGGATTTCCGTTCGTATCTCGGGCGATAGCACCGTACCGGACTATCAGCTCGGATTTTACGATCTCGTCGCTCTGGCCGGTGGCCTGGGCGATCTGATTCAGAATGACATGGAAGTAGGCGTTGGCGTCCTTGCTCCGCTTGGCCCGCCACTTCTTGATCGTGACCTCTACATCGGAGTCATGCAGGGAATCAAAGCCTTCCCGGAAATCACTATCAAGCTCAATGGTGACCCGCTGCTTCTTGTTGTAGCCGGTGCTGAAATCAATGATCCTGCCTCTCAAAATGCCCTCCACTTCTCCCGGTAGACCGGCATAAGGCTGCAACCGTCCAGCCATCCGAGAAAATCAGCGATCACAGGCTCTATGCTCCGCGTTTCTTCCCTCCGGTATGTCTCGGTGTATACCGCGCTGCCGTTGCTCACGAGGTAGGTAAAATCCTGGGCCTCGGGGATCAACCTGAAATAGGATGGGTGCTGGGTGCTGTCGAAGTACTTCCCGCGCTCATAGCTCTTTGAGAACTTCACGTCGTAGACCGTCCCGGCTTTCAGCACGTCAAGAACGCCGAAAAGCAGGATGTTCGTACCGGCGACGCGGAGGTCGGTCTTGGCCTTGTACTGGATCACACCGCCGCAGATCACGTCCGCAATCTGACAGGCAGCGTCGTACCATTTGTCATCCTTGTTCGTGGTCTCGTTGACGCCGCGGGCCAGCCTGTAAACAAGGGCTTCGAAGTCCAGCCCGTTTTGCATGGCCTCTGTGACCTCTCGGGGCTCCCGGCGGAGGACCTTCAAGAAGTCCTCCATCGGGTCCCGCTCGGTGGTGGCGTCGGCGTAGGGGTCCTCACTCATGGCAAACTGCCAGGAGGATAGCAGCGAGTGGGTCATGAGGTAGCGGGCCATTTACTCCGCCTCCTTCTCCTTGCTGATGTAGCAGCCGGCGCTTTTGCTGAACGAAAGACCCAGCTCCTTGATCTTATTGTTCCACATGACTCCGGCCTCTTTCTCGGAGGTCAGGGCGTGGGGGATGGCCTTGAAGTCGGGGATTGCGGCGTTGGCGCTGTCGGCGTCGGTGATGCGGCTGATGATTATATAGGCGGTCTGCATAGCGATCTCATATGCGACCTTATCGTTTGCGGCCCGTTCGGCATCTTCCGCGGAAACGGCGTTGTACTTTTTAAACAGCCGGGTCAGGAAGTCGTTTTTCACGCCGGGTTTTAGATCGGGAATGGGGATGACCCCGGAAACGCCGCGGGTGCCTTTGGCAAAATACCGCTCGCAGTTGGAAAAGCCGATGGTGCGCTGATTGCCGCGCATTTCCATGAAGCCGCCCAGGTCCATGACCTCCCATACGGAATTGCGGGAGCTGCCCTCGGCCTTGATCCGGAGCTTTGTATCGTCGCCATCCTTTTCCTCCACGGTGTGGAAGATGATCACGATGTGCTTGTCCAGCTGATAGATGCAGTGATCCAGGAAGCGCTGGAACTCCTTGCCGAGCCAGCCGTAACCCTTTAGGCTCAGGCTGTCGTCACGCTTGCCGTACTTCGGCTCAATGGAGCGCCCGTACTGGCCCATGATGGTGAGCAGCTTGCCGCCGGTGTCGATCACGATGGTCTCAAAGTCAGCCAGCTCCTGGCGCACGGTCATGAGCTCCATATCGGAGGCCCCGATCCCGAGATCCTTGCGCAGCTCGTTGTAATCCCGGGGCTGGGTGACGCCGGCGGCCAGGTTGAGCACTTCACGGTTGATGCGCTCGGCGGACAGGTCCACGTCGATATACAGGGGCTTCGGCGCGGAGAGCGCGAGGGTGGTTTTGCCGATGCCAGGGAAACCGGCGATCAGCATGCGGATCTTCTTGTCCGCGAAGGTCATGCTTTCGGGCTTTACGATCATTTGCGAGCTCCTTTCCGTCTGCTGTAAGCAGTGATCCGGCTGTTGATGTACAGTTCCCGCCATTTGCGGGCAAACAGGGAGGGGGTGCGGCGGCCTTTCAGGTCAAAGCCTTCCTTGTTGTAGCCGGTCACGCCTTCCCGGTCGAGGCTGGCCCTTGCGATCTGACGGGCCAGCTTGCGGGGGTGAATGGTGGTTTTCTTTTCGTTCATACGGGGTATTCCTCCTCGGTAAAATTTCGCCAGAGTTGCTTTTCCCGCTCGATGCGCTCCTCCTCGATCAGCTCCTCGGTTATCAGGCTGTCCCGGATATACCGCTGGATCAGGAATCGAACGCATTCATTTGCGGATTTGTAGCCGTCAGCCTGATATCTGGCCGTGAAGTCGTCGAACTCCTTTTCGGTCAGCCGGCAGCGGACGCCGAGTTTCAGCGTGTGCCGGTCTTTCTCCCGGCGCTTCTCCCAACCCTCCGGGTCAAAGGTCTGCGCCAGGGATTTGAGGGCCGCGGGGGTGAGCTGGATGCCGTACCCCTCGTTCATGGCCTTGGACAGCAGCGGCTTGTCCATCTTCGGGAACGTCTGCCGCAGGTGTTCCGTCATGGCGGGGAGGGCATGCAAATTGCGGAGGCGCTGCAGATCATAGGACACTCACAACACCCCCGCTTGACAAAGCCCCCACGGGCTGATATTCTGGATGCGTGAATCTGTGTCGGATTCTCTGGCGCTCTCCGGTGTGCAAGACCGGGGGCGCCTCTTTTTTGTGCTCATTTGGTTTTTCCTTTCTCAGCCAGGTGCCGGAGATAGGCGATCCGGCCCTTTTCTACCGCCGCCCTACCATCTTCCGTCTGCAGCGCGGCGGCTGTCTGCAATATGGCCACGGCGCACAAATCGGTCTGCGTGGTCTTGCCTGTGGCCATGTAGTTGATGGCTGCCATTGTCATTCCTCCTTTCTCAAAAGATCGTCGACGGTGACGCCGAGGGCATCGGCCACTTTTTTCAGGGTGTCAACCCGCGGAACGCTCGTTTCCCACTTGCAGATCGTAGCGTTTTTCAGCCCGCTCAGTTTTTCCAGCGAAGAAATAGACAGCCCTTTTTCGGCGCACAAACGGCGGATGTTTGCGAGGATCAAAAGATCGCCTCCTTTCAATTGATAGCTTTTCCACTTGACAGCCGTTTGAAAACTTTCTATAATGTAGTCGCCAAACAACGAAATAGAAGTTTTTCAGGCCCGCCAAATGGGGGGCTGGGGTTTGTTTTGCCATCCGCTATAATCATATTACTTGAAAACTTTCAAATTGTCAACATAATTTTTGAAAATTTTCATTATTTTTCAGGGAGAGAGCTATGCTGGAAAGAATAAAGCGGTTGTGTGAAGAACAAGGAATGACGGTAGCTGACCTTGAAAAAAAGATTGGCTTTGGCTCCGGGAGAATAGGTCATTGGAAAGACAGCGTACCCAAAGCAGACAGCCTACTTGCCGTTGCAAATGCGCTCGGAGTCACGGTTGAATATTTGCTTACAGGGGAAACAAAAAATCCCGCCCCCACGGATGGGGACGGGCTGGAAAATAAACTTACTTTTTTGTCGCCGGGATTTCTGGAAAAGCTTGACCGTTTTCTTGAGCTTGCACAAGCAGATTTAGAAACCGCAGAACGATTTCTCTCGTTTGCGGTTCAAGAGCTCGAATCTTCGCAGCAATGGCGTTGATCTGATTACTATTCACTTTTCATCACCTGTTTTTTGTACTTGCCGGCAGCAAAACCATTATAACACGGGAGTAACAAATAATAACAAGAAAAATGACAAATGAAACAAGAAAACCGGAATAAAATTCCGCAAAACGGAACGGAGGCGAAAAAATGGCAAACAAGAGCATCATCCCCGGGTTTAGTACAAAGCGAGCCCTGGGGGTGACAAAGGCAAAGCAGAAGGTGGCCAAAGCAACAGGGATCCCCACAACGAAGCAGGGAAGAAAGAAAAAGGCGCAGAATCTGCTCTGGAAAGCGGTTGGCTTGAAGTAACGAAGGGAGGCGGGCAAGATCGCGAAGCAGAAAGCGGAAGCGCGGGCGGTGATCTATGCCCGCTACTCTTCCGACAACCAGCGGGACGTGTCCATAGAGCAGCAGTACGCCGCCTGCGAGGCCTACGCAGCCAGGCAGGGGATCGCCGTCATCGAGCATTATTCCGACCGGGCCATATCCGGCAAGACGGACAACCGGCCGGCGTTCCAAAGGATGATGCGGGAAGCGAAAACCGGCGCGTTTGATTACGTCATTGCCTGGAAGTCCAACCGCATGGGCCGGAACATGCTGCAGGCCATGATGACCGAACAGAAGCTCGCCGAGCTTGGGATCAGGTGCCTTTACGTCGAGGAATCCTTCGACGATTCGGCAGCCGGCCGCTTTGCGCTGCGGAACATGATGAATGTAAATCAGTTCTACGTGGAGAACCTGGCAGAAGACGTAAAGCGCGGCATGATGGACAACGCGAAGAAGTGCATGGTGAACAACCTGCCTCCATACGGATATAAAAAGGGCGCCGACGGTCGGTTTGAGATCGTGGAGCAGGAGGCAGAGATCATCCGTGAGACGTACAGGCGGATCCTTGCCGGATGGTCGATTTACGATATTCAGACCGACCTAAACCGTCGGGGGATCAGGACGAAGCGTGGCAAGGAGTGGGCAAAGCAGAGCTTTCAGCTGCTGCTTCAAAACGACAAATACATCGGCGTGTATCGGTTTGCGGACGTGGTGATCGAGGGCGGTATACCGCCGATAGTAGACAGGGACACCTTTGACCAGGTGCAGCAGATATTGCGATCAAAGAAGAAGCTGAGGGGAAAACAGCGAATGAATGATGACTATATCCTGTCCGGCAAAGTGTTTTGCGGCAAGTGCGGATCGCCGATGACGGCCCAGACCGGCACAGGGAAAGCCGGGACAAAGTATGACTACTATGCCTGTAACCGGCGGCGATATGAAAAGGCCTGCGATAAAAAGAGCGAGCCGAAGGACCCGCTTGAAACGTTCGTGATCGAGGCCGTCAGATCGGAGCTGCTGGATGATGACATGATAGACTGGATCGTGGACGGCTACAAAAACGCCGTTGTGCTGGTTCGGAACGACAGCAAAAAGGAAGCCCTGCAGCAGGAGCTGGGCGAGGTCAATAAGCAGATAGACAACTTCCTGAAAGCTATCGGCGCCGGGATCTTCAACGAGTTCACTCAGGCCCGCATGGAAGAGTTGCGAAGCACACGTAAAGATCTTGAACAGGCGATCCGTCTGGAAGAAGCGGCAACCCGTCTGCCAGATCCGGAGGACGTCGGCGGATGGCTCTACTCCATCCGGGACGGGGACTGGACAGATCGAAAGTTCCTGCGGGAGGTCATAAGGATCTTTGTCCGGGCCGTATATGTTTTCGATGACAAGATCACCATCCACTACAACTACGGCACAGACACGGATTTGGAATACAAAGGCTTGACCTCAGACGAAAGTGGCCCCGAAGTGTTTGCGAAAAGTCAAAAATGGGGCACCACGTCGTCGCAAGCTGCATATCGCTTGCGGCGACTTTTTTATACTTTGTATCAAAAAGCGCCTCGCGCTCATTCCGCTGCTCCTCCTTCCAAAACCGCATCCTCCGCGGCCGCTTCGGGACTCGTCGACAACTTCGTCCCTCCGCTGCGGGGAATGCGGTTTTGCTTTGGTTGGGGTGACCGCTTGTTTTTAAAATCATGGGACTTGACCTGCCCCGCAGGGCAGGTCAAGTCCCATCTCCCGCACCAAAAAGATACGGCCGCCCTTTTGGGTGGCCGTATCTTT